AGGCAAACGAACCCGATCCCGCCCTGCCGGAGGTCTCCCAATGAGCAAGCATAGGGGCCCGCGCGACCGCGGGCGCTACTCGAAGGTCTCGCGCAGGAAGTGGAACGACGAACGCGTCCAAGCGCTCTCGTGGCCCCCGCCGAACGGGCTCACGCTGTGGGATAGGCTCCTCACCGGACCGGAACTCGGCGTGATCCCCGGCGCCTTCCAGGCGTGGGAGGCGGGCCTCGCGCAGGCGCTCCGGTGGAAGCTGGAAGGCTTCCGCCAAGCCTTCGGCGAAGTCTTACGGGAAGGCTTGGCGCGAGCTGATTGGAGCGTCGGGCTCGTGTGGGTTCCGAAGGCGATCGAGCACAACAAACCGGAATCGCCGAACGTCGTGCGCTCGTGGCGTGACTCGTGGGAAGAGCTCCCGGAATGCGCGCTGAAGGCTGAGATCTACGAATCGCTGCGTGCGTATCTCTGCGAAAGCATGGGAGAGCCGTACGTGAAGGCTTTCGACGAGGCTTGCCGGAAGCCTTCGACGAAGCCTTCGCGAAAGGCTTTCGGCAAGGCTTCGTCGAAGCCATGGCCGAATCAAGAGCAAGAGCAAGAACAAGATCAACCCCCTAATATCCCCCCTGCGGAAAGCTCACCGAAGCCTTCGAGCAAAGGCGGCCGGCGACAGCCGAAGATCCCGATCCCCGCGGACTGGGCTCCGAGCGATGCGCACCGAGCGAAGGCCGCAAAGCTCGGGCTGGATCTCCCGGCGGAGATCGAGAAGTTCCGGAACAACGCCGAGGGCAAGGACGTGCGCTGGGTCGACTGGGGCAAGGCGTTCTCGAATTGGCTGGCGCAGGCTTCGAGCTTCGCGCCGCGTGGACCCCGCGCTCCGCTCGGGCACCAAACACCGCACGACCGCGAGCAGGCGGAGCGTGACGAACGGCTCCTCGACGAGATCCGTCGGGGCGTGTGGGGCGAGACGGCGAGGCAGCGCGCGGGTGACTCGGCGCGACCGATCGACCTCCGGCGGTTCCGGGAGGCCATTGCCGCCGGCAAGGTGCGTCGCGTCGGCGCGGACGACTCACGGCCCGTAGGTGCGCCTGCAAACGCAGCAGCGGGCGGCCTGGGCGGTCTGCTGAGCCAAATCGGGAGGCCGATGCAATGACGCTCGGTCAGGTCTTCACGGCCGTCCTGTACACGGCGTGGCGCGCGGGGGTGACGAGCCTCCGAGCGATTCGCCTGAACCGGACGTGGCTCTGGTGCGAGGTGTCAGAGCAGACGGCGATGGCGTGGCGGCTCTGGATCGCAACCGAACTCGCGCGCCGCACCGGGATGCAGGTGACCGTCGGATACGACGAGGGAGAAGCAACGTGACCTTCGAAGAAGCGGACAAGCTCTACCCATACGACCCGAAGGCGCGAGTCGAGTTCCTGAGGGGGGTCGAGAAGCTCCGTGGGTTCGCCGACCCGGCAATGCGCCGGAACGTGTTCCTGGCGCTGAGCGGCGAGCTGAATCGACCGCCGAAACAACCTGCCCAGCAGCGGATCCCATGGGACCAGCGCCCGCCCTTCGGGGCCCACGGAGGGAAGCCGTGAGCGACTCACCCCAAAAGAAGCAACGCGGCCACGGCCGCTTCGGAGGAGAACTGGTGAAAAGTATGACAAATGACACGTCGGAGAAATGGGCGATCGTCGGAGACGGTCAACGGTGGTACATCGGCAAGCTGACTCTCTTGGACAACGGGGCGATCAGGCTCGATTCCGCTTTCGAGTACTCGTGGCAGATCGGCCCGAACGGGCAAGGTCAGATCATGGCGGCCCGCGGCGCGTTCCCCTTGGGTGCACTGGGCTCGTCCGTCGACGTTGCCGTCATCATCCGGGAACCGAAGGTCCTCATCGAGCTAGGAGCGCTACCGGAAGAGGCGCGTTCGCTCATCGATGAGGCGAAGCGGTTCGCTGCGAGAGTTCGCGCGGAGTCGAGCGGGATCCACTTGACCGGCACGATGCCAGGGCGACCGATCGCGTAGCCCGGAAAACGAAGCGCCCCCGCTTCGGAGGGAGGGGCCGAAGCGGGGGTAAGCCCCGGTGTCTCTTGGCGGGGACACTCGGAGGTTTACCACGGTGGCGAAGAAACAAAAAGTTCGGAACGACTGGGAACCGGGGAAGAGCGCAAGCGTCGTCTGTGGGTCGTGCTCAGGCAGCGGCATGCGTGCGCTGTCAAAGCGCCGGCTCGATGAGTGGCGGCGGCGCATCGAGGCGTCTGAAAACGCTCTCGAACTTCGCGAGCAGCTCCGCCGAGAGAGTAACTGCGGCGAGTGCGGTGGGTCAGGATGGGCGTGCGTCGCCACCGATGCGCCGAAAGATCCGGATTGGTTCAACAGTTCCAGGTGCTCGGTCTGCAGGGGCTCAGGCGAGGTTCCGAACGAGGACCTCCAGGACGTCTGCCAGCGCTGCGCTGGCGAGGGATATGAGATCCCGATCACGGCATGGCCCACCGGCTCCTCAAAGGGAGGCCGGCAGCCCGCCGGGAGTGTGTCCTTCGACGGCGCCGAGGAGTTCGGATCCGCCGGTACCGCGTTCGCCGCGTCGAAGAAGACCGCTGAGGACGAACGCGAGGACGCCGCTTACCTCGCGGAGCTCGAGCGAAAGGCGCGAGCCATAGACCTGGTGCGCGAGCGGGATCCAGCAGTAGCCGAAGCTCTCGTCGCGTACCACGGCGCCGAAGGCGAAAAGTGGGCGCCGACGCGATGGGGCCGGCTCTTCGCGCTCTGGCCGCTCACCGTCGCCGGCGGAACCCTCGTCGAGGAGTTCCGCGTCTCGTCGAAGCTAGGGTCTGGCTATCTCATGGATCCGTGCGCGATCCTCGCCAGCGTGCGGATCGCAGAGCTCGAGTCGGACGTCCCGAACTTCCGTCAGCGCGCTCTCCTCCGAGACGCCGACGTCGAGGCCCGTATGTTGTCCGCCCGGTGCGAGTCCGAGAGCAAGGCGGTGGCGCTTTGATGGCCGCCGACGTGCCCCCGATGCTGGCCACGAGCGAGGTGGCCCGCGCTTGCCGATGGTCGACCCGATACACCCGCCGCCTGCTCCGGCGCGCCGGGATCGCGGAGCTCGTGGGAAGCGCCTGGATGGTTGGAGAGAGCCGCCTCAGGGAGCGCCTTCCCGAGGTGTACGCCAGAGTGTTCGAGTTCTACGTGTTGGGGGCCCCAAAGGACCCAAAGGACCCAAAGGACACGGGGGGACCATCCAATTCACCGGATAGAGCATAGGGGGTGCGGGGGTCGACGCCCCAGGCTATCCTCCCCCGGCTATCCTCCCCCGGTGACCGACTTCTCGGTATCCGTGGGCCTCTCCGCATGCTGCGGCAGTTGCGGGCAGGGACGGACGACGCCGTCGGGTACCTCGTCGAGAGCCGTCAGAAATGCCCGGCGTGTGACAGCCCGACCGTGCGCGTGACGCTCCGGATCGGCTGAATGCGAGCGACGTAATGCGCAGACGAATCGTGGACGTGCGGGCGATGCTCGCGATGGCGCGGCGGGCCCTGGTCCCCGCGACGGAACGGGAGAGGCTCACCGCGACGGTGGGCGAGCGGATCGGGAATGGCGGACGAGAGCAAAGAGAAGCCGGCGGAAGCGCCGAAGCGAAGGCGAAAGGCGAACGGGAAGCGCGTCGGACGCAAGACGGGACGTCCGTCCAAGTTCGGCCCCGAGCTCGCTCGTCGTATCTGCAAGCTCATCGCTGACGGTGACCGGCCCGAGGTGGCGGCCGGAGTCGAGGGGATCGCAGCGTCGACCTTCTACGACTGGATGGCCCGAGCCGAACGCGGGGAAGAGCCCTTCGCCGCTTTCCGGAGCGAGGTCACGCGCGCGTCTCACCTCGCCGAGTCGGAGATGCGGCGCCGGACGCTGCACGGAGACAAGGCCGGGGTTGGGTTCGGTCGGTCGAAGGCGGCGCTTGAGTGGCTCTCCCGTCGCCGGCCGAAGCAGTGGGCGCAGCAGGTGCGCCACCACATCGAGACGCTCGAGGATGAGTTTCTGAGCGCACTCGAGGCGGTGTGCATGAGGCCGGACGTGCATGACCGGGTATCTGCGGAGAAAAATTGCAGCTTCGTCCTCGCAGCTTTCTGTGAGGAAATCTCTCGCCGGGAAAGCGAGAGCGGTTCTGCAGAGGATCCAGGCGGATCAGCAGACCGAGTACACTGAGCCGCTGATCGAATACATCCCCCGGGTCACGCCGCGGTGGAAGGCTCCGACTTGGCTGCTGCCGTACGTCCTGCTGTTCGAGGAGGCGCTGCGTCGCCCGATTCGCGTGGTAGTCGCGGCCCCTCCGCAGCACGGCAAGACGGAGACGACGACTCACGGGCTCGTTCAGGCATTTCGGAAATGCCCCGGGTCCCGAAATGCGTACGCGACCTACAACGCGCAGCGGTGCGCTCGAGTCGAACGGAAGAGCCGGCTCATTGCTCAGCGCGATGGGCTCGAGATGCATTTTCGCCAGGACTCCTGGCTCGACACAAGGACCGGCGGGAGTCTTCTTTGGGCGTCCCGAAACGGCGGCCTCACGGGTGAACCCGTTGACCGTTTGCTCGTCGTTGATGACATCCTGAAAGACCGTCGAGAGGCGGACAGCGCGAAGGTCCGAGAGGACTGCGTGGACTGGTTCGATGACGTTGCCGAGCCGCGATGCCACCCGACAGCGAGCATCATCGTCATGGCCACGCGGTGGCATCCGGAGGACCTCTCTGGGGTGCTTATCAGCCGCGGGTACCAGCACCTGAACATCAAGGCGCTCGCGGATGGGCCCACCGACTCGGACGGCTTCGTCATCGACGACCCGCTGCATCGGAGGATCGGCGATGCGCTCTGTGAAGAACGCAAGACGCGGGCTTCTCTGCTCGAAAAGCAGAAGGTCAACGTCTTCAGTTTCGTGTCGCTCTACCAGGGTGAACCGAGGCCCAGGGGCGGCACCGTCTTCGGTGAGCCGACGTACTACGACGAGTTGCCCAGCGATGGGTATCGGGTTGGTTACGGCGTCGATCTCGCGTACTCGAAACGGACCCAGTCCGACTGGTCCGTGTGCGTCGAGATCTGGAGATGGGTTCCTAGGCCCACACCGGATGCCCCTGCCCCAAAGGCGATCTACTACATCAAAGATGTGATCCGGAAGCAGGTTAGGGCTCCGGAGTTCATGTTAGTTCTGAAAACGCGTCGGGCTCAGCGGATCGGGCCAATGCGCTGGTATGCATACGGGCCCGAGCATGGGATCGCAGATTTCATCCAACTGAAGGTCCATGGACTCGAGGTCATCTCGGCATCCGGTGACAAGTTTCAGCGCGCGCAACCGTTCGCAGAGGCGTGGAATGAAGGGCGCATAAGGATCCCGAGCCGAAAGTTTTTCGGCATCGAAGACGATGAGGAAACACCGGAGCCAGAGTGGGTAACGGACTACGTTTCTGAGATCCAGTCCTTCACCGGGGTGAATGATAGCCAGGACGACCAGGTCGACGCGTCATCAGGGGGCTTCGACGCGCTCGAATCGGGTGTGATGACATTGCCGACCCCGCCTCAGAAGACGGACGGCGATTCTCGGTGGGACGACTATGGCGGCCGTGGATTTGGTTAATCGACGATGAGCATCTTCTCGTGGTTCCGAAAAGCGCTATCCCCAGCGAAGCTCACCACGACCACGCCCATCGTTCAGGGGAAACCAATCTGGGAGCAGTTCCAGCGGATCGGCGGAGGGCTCAGTCCGACCGGAGTCTCCAACATCCTCAGGCAGGCCGACGGCGGGCAACCGGCGCGGCTCGTCGACTTGATGAATGAATCGCGCCAACGCGATGGGCACATTCATTCGATCTGCAGCACGAGGGATCGAGCGGTCTCGCTCGTGGATCTCTCGTTCATCGCTCCGGAGGATGCGACCGAGAAGGAAACCGAAGCGGCAGAACTCTGTCGGCGTGTCGTCAATGAGTTCAGCAACTGGCCGACGCTGATTGAGCATCTAACGAGCTCGTACCTCCCAGGGCACGCGACGGCGGAGATGCAATGGCGAAAGGCGACTGACGGTCTGCTTCTCCCATTCAAGGCCACCACGCTTTGGCCACGTGACTTTATTTTCACATACGACTCTGGGGAACTGCGATTTGCGCGCTACCCCGGAGACATGACGGGTGTCGATCTGCTAGCCGAGAACCCCGGTCGGATCGTACAGATCCAGCGCCGGATCGTCGGTGACGTCCCGGTGCGTGAGGGACTCCAGCGCATCCTTGTTTGGGCGGCTCTGTTCAGGAACTGGAATCTTCGCGACTGGATTTCTCTCGGTGAGATTGGCTGGAAGCCTTGGCGGCATGCGAAGTACCCGCAGGGAACCCCGCAGGAAGAGATCGAAAAGCTCGTCACCGTGCTCCAGCGGATGGGAGAGCTCGGGGTCGGAGTTGTGCCGGTGGGAACGGAACTCGCGATCGAGTGGCCGAAGGGATCCGGGCCAGGGAACACGAGTTCCCACCGAGAGCTATTCGAGACGGTCGGCCGTGAATGTTCGAAGGCCGTGCTCGGACAGACGACAAGCATCGAAAGCGGTCCCCACGGAACGAAGTCCGATACGCAAGTTCGGGACCAGATCCGTTTTGATATCCGCGAGTCAGACGCTCGAGCCGTCGCGTCCGTGCTCCGCGAGCAGCTCTTTGAGCACGTCGTCGCGCTGAATCTGGGTCCCGATGTGCGGTGCCCCGTCCCTTGGTTCATGACCGAGGAGGACGAGGACCAGCTTACCTTCAGCCAGGCGCTGAAGAACCTCCACGACATAGGCCTCCGGATCCCCGCCAAGTGGGCGCGGGAAGAGTTCGGAATGCCGGCGCTCGTCGAGGGCGAGGAGGTTATCGAACCCGCAGTGGTGCAGGTCCCGAAGCAACTCGGGCCTGGCGAAGACGACCCCCTCGACATCCCCGTGGATGTTGAGGACCCGGCGGATGCCGAACCACCGACGAAGGCCACGCGAGTAAAGTCCATCTCGGAAGTTCTGCCCTCGAGGGGCAGCCGCAACGGGCTGAAGTACTCCGACGATGTGACCGAATCCTCGGCAGCCCTCGCCGCGAAACATATCGCGCCGACGGTCGCGGCCATGATGACCGAGATCGCGAAGTCGAGGAGCTACGAGGATGCGCTTCACCGCGTTGCAGATCGTTACGGCTCGGTCTTGAGCCCCATTGAGCTCAAGGAAATGACGGAGGCGACTCTCATCCTGGGAAACCTCGCCGGTGCTGCAGCGGTGAGGCAGGATACGCCGGAACTCGACTCGGAGGATTGATGACTTGGAGTGTCAGCGCCAACGTCGAGGAGTACGACGAGGCCGTCGAAGCATTCCGGAAGCGCGTCCCGATAACGCGAGCAGAAGCGGACCGCGTTAACAATTTCTCGCACTCTCGCGGCTTCACTCTCGCGGGTGTCGCCCAGCTGGACGTAGTCCAGGACGTTCACGCCTCAATCGAGGAGGCCATCAAGAAGGGCACTCCGTTCGCGGAGTGGAAGAAGAGCATCGAGGCGGCGCTTACGGCCGCGTGGGGCCGCGAGAACTCCCCTCGCCTTGAGACGATCTTTCGCAACGCGACGATGCAATCATACAACGCGGGGCGTCGTCGGCAGATGCTCGAGCCGACTGTCCTGAAGTTCAGGCCGTTCTGGATGTTCGACGGCGTCGCGGACCAACGGCAGACGGAGATTTGCCGGGATTGTAATGGGACAGTGCTCCCAGCGGATCACCCATGGTGGAACAGCCACACCCCGCAGCTGCATCACCGGTGCCGCTCGTCCGTTCGCAACATGAGAGCGGCGGACGCCGACCGGATTGGCGTTACCGCGTCGCCACCCGATGCGCATGCGGCCATGGGATTCGGAGCTCCGCCGGACACGGCTGAGCCGTGGAAGCCTGACCTGTCGAAATACTCGCCGCAGCTGCTTGCTGCGTTCGGTCGCAAGCTTGAGCAGCTCAAGGCGGCGCCGAGCCCGGAGCTTGCGCCCACGGCACCGCTGAGGCTCAAAGCCAAAGCCTTCGCGAAGGCGCTCGAGCTGAAGGACGAAGGATGGGAGGCCAGGGCGTTGCTACGGGAACAGATCCAGCACTCTTTCCCGGGCGCCATCCCAAGAAACTTCGCAAACGCTGGGAAACTGGTCGCGGCACCGATCAGCAAAGACCCCGGTCTTCGGAGGGCAAACGCCTACTACGAGCCAAGCCACTGCAAGAATGCAGGGCGGATCGTTGTGCGCGCCGAGCGCATGAAGCAGGCGAAGAAGGCAGCTCAAGCGCTGGCGTCGACCGGGGACATGTCCGCCGAGCAAGCGGACTACGTCCGGACGCTCTTCCACGAGGAGCTTCATGGCCATTCACGAGTCACGGGTCGCTCGTACGTCGGCTTAGGCAGGCTGTTCGAGGAAGTCGGAACCGAGCTCGCTGCGAGGAAGGTCATCGAGGAGATCGCCCCAGGTTCCGAAAAGGCTGGGGTATTTCGTGCGTATGGGGCCGAGATAAAGATCGTCGCCGATGCCGTCCGGGTCGCCGCTGGCGGCGGGACGACGCTCGAGCAGGCGAAGGCCAGAATCCTGAAAGCCCACGTTATATCGAGCCTCACGAGGGCCGGCGAATGGAGTTCGGCCATCGAGGCGGTCGGTGCTTTCCTTGACGCGCTTGATTTGACCCCGGAGGCGCGCCAGACTTTGCACAGTACACTCCTAGCGGAGCTCTGAACATTGGGCCGACTGAACATCCTCCCTCTCGGCGAGCCGCCGTTCCTTGATGTGGACGCGGCCGCGAAGCTGTATCTCGAATACGAGAACAAGGGACTCTTGTCCGACGAGGCCGCCGAGGCGTTCGCGATGACCGTGTACGACTTCGAGGCGGTCTATAGCAGAGCGGTTGATCTGAAACAGCAAGCGGCAGACTCCGACGAGTAGCGCGCCGAGGAACGGTCTGCCATCCCCAAAAAAAGAAGGGGGCTCAATGTGAGCCAGCCCAAAGGAACACGACCGCGCGCCGAGCCGAAGCTCAGCGAGGCGAAGGTACGCAATCAATGGGAACGCAACAGGCACAGTCGACAGGGAAGTGGGACGGTCTCGTACGCCGATCGTTCGGTATCACTACGCGGGGATTCGACGCGCAAACGCGCTCGATTGAAGTAGTCGCGTCCACGACGACGGTCGACTCGCATGGGGACGTCGTAGAGCAAGACTGGGTGCTGGATAGGTATAAGCGAAACCCGGTGGTGCTCTGGCACCACAACAACTTCGAGTCGAGCGGGTACTCGTTCGGCGGTGCGTGTGACCCAGAGGACTTCTTGCCGATAGGGCATGCGCAGGACGTCCGAGTCGAGGGCGGGCAGCTTATCGCGCGGATCGTCTTCGGATCGAAGGAATACAACGAGATGTCCGAGCGAGTGATGCTCGGCTTCAAGGAGGGCCACATCCGGGCGGTATCCGTCGGTTTCTATCCCGGCACGGTCACGAAGGAGATGACCCCAGGCGGAGAGATCTACCGACTGGGGCAGAATGAGCTGCTCGAGATCAGCGCCGTCCCGATCCCTTCCAACCCTGACGCGGTCGCGAAGTCGATCGCGCTGGAGCGTGAACGTTTGGGCCGCCTTGCGGCCGAAAAAGCCGCAACAAGCGGAAAGGAAGCCGACAACATGGCAATGACTCCAGAAGAAAAGGCGGCGTTCGACGCTGCGCTCACCGAAAACAAGAGCAGTCGTGAACGTATCGCCGGGCTCGAGGCGGATCTCCGCGCGGAGAAGAAAGCCGGAGAAGATCTCGTGAAGGATCTGAAAGAGATGTCCGGTCGCACGAAGAAGGCAGAGGACGCCCTCGTCGAGCTCTCGCTGAAGGAACTCGTTGGCGTGAAGATCTCGCCAGCGGAACTCCCGGAGGAAATCGAGACCGCGAAAGCGATCGGTGTCGAGCGAGTGCTGAAGCGTCTAGCGCTTCGCCCCGACATGAAGATGCTCGCCCCGGCCACGGCCGATGGTACCCGGGTGGAGTCCAGCAAGATGGCCCCGCCGCTCGTCGACGATGAAAGCGAAGACGCGTCGGGCGAGATCGCCAACGTCGCGCTCAAGGCCGCGGCTCGCGCGTAAAGCGCAACGCCACAAGAAACCGCAGGAAGCTAAGGAAGAAAACCAATGGCTGTTCGTCCTGATCAAAACTTTTCCGAGGGGCTCACCCTCATGCGTACCGTCACCGTTTCCGCTGTCACCTTGGGGCAGGTCGTCAAAGACGGCGCCTCCGACCACCAGTGCCAGCCGTCAACGGACGGAATCGATGCGACTGGAATCGTGATGCAGCTTGGGTCTCTGGCTGGTGCTGTCGGCGACAAGGTCACGATTGCGCCGCTCGCTGGATCCATGATCGTCCCGGTGAAGGTTGGAACCGGAGGGGCAACCCGTGGGAAGCAAGCGAAGGTCGTCGCCGATGGCGTCACCAACTCCGTCCCCGCCGGTGCTGGTACCACGGCAACCCCAACCGTCGGCCAATTCACACAAAGCGGTGTCGCTGGCGATATGGTCGGGCTGATCCCGATCCTCGGCTGGCAAACGAACTGAACACGTAGCGGGCTGACCGAGTCCACGCGCATGCGCGTGCGGTCCTGCTCCATCCCCACCATTCGATAGGAAAAATACCAGATGCAAAATGCAACTCTGGAGGGCGGAGCTATGGCCGCGCCTCCGATCCAGCGCACCGAAAAAGGGCTCAAGTACGAGCTCTTCATGAAATCCGTGAGGGATACGCTCGACGGCATGACCTCGGAGCAGAAGGAGAAGGCGAAGCGGGCCAATCTTTCCTTCATCAAGGGGCTAGCGGACCCAAGGCACCGAGCCGATCATGTGTCCGAACTCGAGAAGGCTGTCCAGAAGGCGGTCACCCCCGGGGCGGTGCACGTGGATTCGCTGCTCGCCACCATGTCGGTGATGTACAAGAACGACGAGTACATCGGCGAGTCGCTGATGCCCGTCGTCCCGGTGTCCAAGCGATCGGACAAGTTCGCGGTTTACCCGAAGCGCGAGCGGTTCGCATTCCCCGACGATGAGATCGGAGCTCGCGGGGTATCGAATGAGGTCGACGCGAGTCGACAAACCGACAACTACTCGGTGAAGGACTACGGTCTTTCCAACTTCCTGGACCTGGAAACCGTCCAGAACCAAGACGCGCCGCTGAACGAAATGGTGGATGTCGTCGAGGCGATCAACGAAGGGATCTCGTTCCGGCGAGAGAAGAGGATCCTTAGTATCGTCTTTACGGCCGGAAGCTACGGGACTAACACCGCGGCGGCGGCTTCGAACTGGACCGCTGCAAACACCGGAGGCTCGGTCATCGCGGACGTCCTAGGCGCCCGCTCCGCGCTTTGGACGGGCTCGAACCCAACCAAGAAGATCGGCTTCTGCACGCTCGCCGTGTGGAATTCGAACATCGCGAACAATCTCGCTCTGCGTGACCTGTTCAAGTACACGCAAAGCGGTCTCGCGACCACCACGCAGGTCGCGAACTTCTTCGGGCTCGATGACATCCTCGTTTCGCGCGCTCGAGAGGACACCGCGAACATTGGACAGGCCGCGAGCTACGGCAGGATCGCGACGGGGCAGGTCTTCGGCATCATCTCCGCGGCGATTCGCCCCTCGGTTCGGAGCCTGCATTTCGGGTCCACGTTCCGGATGAAGGATGACCCGTTCACGACGCAGTGGACCGACCCGAAGCTCGGAAAGCGGGGTGGCATCTATGCGCGTGTTGCCACGTCCGAGGATCACAAGATCGTTGCGTCTGACGCTGGGTTCCTCATCACTGGGATCTGAGGGCTGACATGGCGAAAAAGGCGCCCAGCGGCGGCGAGGCTTCGGCCTCGTCGCAAGACCCCAGCGGCGGCGAGGCTTCGGCCTCGTCGCAAGACCCCAGCGGCGGCGAGGCTTCGGCCTCGGACGTCGACGCGGGGCCTCGGCCATCGCCCGGGATGGTCTTCGTCCTGGTGCGGTCGACCGTCCTCGTTGACGGGATGGCGTTCTTCGCCGGGGACCGAATCGAATTGTCCACAGAGGAGTGCGAGCGCCGAGTCGCACGCAACGAAGTCGCGAATATCTGACCATGGCCGACGCAATCCCGCTCACGCTGCACGCGCTCAGCTCCGAAACCGTAACGGGGAGCGGAGCGCGTCAGCAACTCGCGGGCTTGCACTCCGCGGTAGATCTTCAGCTCGTGATCTCGACCGTGACGGCACTCCTAACCGTCACGGTCGAGACATCGGCGGACGGCGTATCCGGATGGGTGCCAATTGGGGCTTTCGATCCGGCTACCGACCCGATGCGTCAGCGCCGCGTGTTTGCCGGATGTGATGCCTTCGTGCGGTGCTCGTGGGATGGCTCCGGGACCTTCGCGCTAAGCGGAGCTCAGCACGTGCTCTATGCCGGGCTTGAGGACTTGCACGCCGAGCTCCCGCAAGCAGCGATATCGGACTTGCCTGAGCACGTCCAGGCCAAGCACCTGCTAAGCGCATCGAACGACGCGGAAGACGCCATCGCGATGACCCGTCCGATGCCACTCGCGTCATGGCCGGAGTCCGTAACCATGCGGTGCGCCCAGATTGCTGCGTGGCGCTGTCTCACGGCGCGCGGAGTAGACACAGAGAGCACAGCCGACCGAATCGTAAAAGAGACGTACGACGAAGCACGGGCATGGCTCGACAATGTCGCTCGCGACAAGCTTCGCCCGCCTGGATTGGCCCCGGCTACGGCAATGGGCGCCAAAGTCGAGGACGCCGCTCCAGTGACGACGACCGTTCAACCTGTTCGGGTTCGCTTCTCGGATGACTGGGGAGATTTCGGGTGAACAGAACCGAGGCCATCACGGTCGAGATCCACGACGAACTCGCGGACTCCCGGACGGCAAGATTCTTCGGACGCAACGCGCTGTCTGAGCACGCGCAGGCCCGCCGCATCGTTTGGGTGCCGACGGTGTTCTCAACGCAGCCACCGCGCGAGTCCGGTAGGGATTTTCTAGACGGGGATGTCGCTCACGGCATCCCGAGGCAGACGGTCGTCATGTGCGCCGACCGAGCGCAGACGATCGAAGCGCACATCTTCGCGCCGACGGAAGTCGAGAAGCTTCTCGATGCGACGATCGCCGCCATCCACCGCGTACTATTGCCGTGGCGACTGGACGGCGCCGTCCAGGGGAAATGGGTGTCCGAGGAGCGGGATACGGCCGGGAAGACGCTGCGCACCGACAAGGTTGTACTGGCCTTCCGGGTGCTCCTGGACGTGCCGGAGGAGACTCGGCTCATCGCGACCGTGAAGGACACGGCAACGACCTACGGAGACGGTGACGACGCTGGCACGGTGACATCGATCCCGGAGTAGCGAATGGACGTGAAGTTCACGGGTGACTTCGTCGCCCTGACTCGATTCGCGGACAAGATCTCGGGCACGCCCGACATCCTCATAACGGTAAGTGAGCAGCTCGCAGAGGAGACGATTGGTCTCATCCGAGAGGGCTTCGACAAGTCGGAGGACCCGGACGGAAACGAGTGGGATCCGCCTCTGCTTCGGGCAGGCAAGCCCTTGCAGGATACGGGCGGACTCAAGGCGAGCTGGTACCGGAGGTCGTCGAGTCGCGATGGATTCAGCGTTGCGTCTGCAAAGCAGTACTCGGTGTACCACCAGTTTGGCACCGGCATCTATGGGCCCCGGAAGACCGCAATCCGCCCGGTGAAGGCCAAGGCGCTCAAGCTGCCGAACGGAATTTTCCGACGCAGCGTGAAGGGCACGAAGCCGCGTCGAATGGTCCCGTCCAGCGGGATCCCAACCGAATGGAGCCGTCGCTTGGTCGAGACGGCGACGGAAGTTTTGGAGAGCCACTTCAATGATGGATGAGCAAGAATTCGAAGCGAACGCAGCGGAACCCATTCCGCCCAGCGAGAAGATGCAAACGCCGGGCGACTGGGCAAAGGAGCTCGGTCTGCTCACGCAGGCGAATCCGGCGGTCCCACAGGTCGACTCGTTCGCGCACTGGAAGCACTCGGCGGCAGACGCGCTGCACGGGTGGAGCGAACACGCTTACCACTTCCAGACATCCCCATTCGTGCTCACCGAGCGTGACTACCGGATGGCCCTCGCCGCGGCGGCGAAGTTCCCTGCCGTGCCACCACACATGCCCGCTCTCGTCCCCGCGAAGCGCGGTGACTTCACGACCTTCATCCCGGCGAAGGAGATCGCCTGATGTCAATCCCCAATGCAACAGAGCAGTTTCGCGACTTCGGGCTGAACTTCTCGACTCCGGCATCGATGCGCCCAGTCGTGTTCGGGACGACGTCTCTCGGTGTGACCAACAAGCTGGCGTTCTACAGCGACGTCCAGACGCTCAAGGATGAGCGCGGCGAAGGCCCGGCGGTAGAGACCGTCGCAAACATCCTCGCGAACGGTGGGGGGCCTGTCGGGCTCGTGAGCGCGGACCCGACCATCGCCGCTGTGGTGGGCCCCATGTACGCGACGTTCGGCGCCGTTGGATCGAATGGATCCATCACGCGAGTCGGCGCCGTCGGCCCTGCAATCACGGTGTCGGGCGCTCCGAACGGGCACTTCGCGATGAAGATCGAGGTCACGCTCGGCGGCACGCTTGGCGTCTCGCAGTTCCGTTGGTCGCTCGACGGCGGGACCACATGGGTTGCGACGGCGGTTCCGACCGCAGCGAGCGTCCTCCTTGGAGGGACCGGCATCACGGCTACGTTCCCAGCTGGTACCTACGTACTCGCCGAGACGTACGCATGGACCGCGACCGGAGGCGGCGGCAAAATCGTCGCCTCCGGCACGCCCGCACTGGATGTGCGGATCCGCGTCGAGATGATGCTCGGTGGAGCGCTCGGAGTCGCGAAGTTCCGGTACAGCCTGGACGGCTACTCTGGCGACACGACGAGCGAGCGGACCTACAGCGAGACGCTCACCGTCCCATCGGGCGGGGTCTTCGCGATCCCGAACCTCGGCGTGACCCTCACGTTCACGGCCTCGCCGACGTTCGCGGCGGGCGACGTGTATGTTTGCACGGTCCAGGCCGCGACATGGAACGCGACGGATCTGGACGATTGTTTCGCCGAGCTCCTGAAGCGACAGGACGATTGGCGCTTCCTCGTCGCGGTGACGAGCGCTGGCAACGGCGACACGGTCGCGCTTGCTCTCCTGGGTGCAGCGCTGAACTCGCAGCTCTCCGCATTCGCGACGCGAAACCGGTACCGGCGCGGCATGATCGCCGCCGACCAGGGACACACGGCAGCGGAGGCCCTGTCCTCGTGGGGCTCGGTCGTTGCTCCGCGCATCCTCGCGGCCTTCGGGCAGGTGCGGCGCGCGACCAGCAAGCCGTTCCCTGGGTATGCCTTCCCGGTCACGCACGGGATCGATTGCGTGGCCGCTCGCGCAGCAGGATCGCTCCCGAGCACGGACCTCAAGCGCGTCAGGTCCGGACCCCTGACGGAGGTCGTAAAGCTCTTCGCCGATGAGCAGGCGTCTCCGACCGGACTCGACGACATCAAGGTCACGACGCTTCGAACCTTCGACGGGCGCCCTGGAGAGGTCTACGTCACCCAGGGCCGGCTCAAGAGCGCATCCGGGTCAGACCTAAAGGGCTGGCAGTACGGAGTGCTCACGGACATCGCATGCGAAGCGGTCCACCGAGTCGTCGTGAAGTGGATCGGCAAGGGCTTCGGCTTCAATGACGACGGCACACTCGACGAGTCCGACGCGGTCGACTTCGACGCCGATGTCGACGTGGAGCTCGACGCAGTGCTCGGCAGTGCAACGAATGCCGAGGGCAAGCGTGGGCACGTTCAGTCGGTCAAGTACCGGGTGAGCCGAACGGAGAAGTCCGGGAGGACCGGGGCGATCGTCGGGTCACTCTCGATGAAGCCCTTCAACTACGTCGACAGCGTTCGCAGCGATGTCGGCTTCGTCGTCGCCAACCCCACACCGGTGGCCTGAGAAATAGGAGCCAAACAGCATGGCAAATGAAAACTGGGCCTACGGCTTCAACCGTGGCGAGCTCCGGGCAGCGGATCGCGTCTTCAATCGGATCAAGTCCGTCAAGCTGGACCAGCCGACGGAAGAGGGCACCGTACAGGGGACATCGAGTGAGCCGTACGCGCGCACCGAAGGGTCCATGGACTACGGCGAGGGGACCATCGAGTTCTCGGACGAGGGTGAGCGCATGGCTTTCCTCGAGGCCCTTGGCGAGGGCTACCGAGTGGTCCCCTGGACCGCGAAGTGGACGCTCAAAGCGAAGTCGCGAAAGACGCA